GATGTGATGTGTTTCAATTTACTACTGATTTCAACAAGGAAACCAGAGAACACCTTAAAGAATTCAATAATGATATTATGAATGACTATAACACCCCAACACGAGCAATCTCTCTAATGTGGAATCAACGTTCAGTAGATACATTCTTAGGTTTACCATTCAATATAGCATCTTATGGTTTACTATTAGAAATCATTGCTAAAGCAGTTAATATGGTTCCTGATGAGCTAATTGGAAATTTAGGTGATGTACATTTATATTCAAATCATATTGAACAAGCAAAGGAACAGATTGGTAGAGAGTTGAATCACGATGAAAAAGTTAAATACGCTCGTTCATTGTATGGGGATAAAGATTGGTGGAATATCAATGATGATAGAGTTTTAGAGATATTACATTCTAACAAAAGAACAAGAGAACCATTCCCACTACCAACACTAAACATCAACACAGAGTTTTGGCCTTATGAAGGTGGTGAGTGTGGTGAAGGTCCGTTAGATGCTGTTAAAGTATTTGAATCATTTAAAGATGACAACTTTTGTAAATGTTTATTAGAAGAAGATATACAATTAAGTAACTATCAATCTCATCCAAGCATTAAAGCACCTTTATCGAATTAGTACATAGTTATGGTAAAACATAACCATGAAACTAACACAAACACCGTTCCCAGCATCACAATATTTTGCTGAAGAACACCCAAAAACACAAATATATTTACATCACACCGCTGGAAACCCAGATCCATTTGGAACATTTGGTTGGTGGACAAACAATCCTGAAAGAGTTGCAACATGCGTAAGTGTTGGAGGAAAGCCAAAAGTAAACGCTAAATGGGAAGATGGTGAAATAGTACAAGGATTCTCAAGTAAACAATGGGCTTACCATTTAGGACTAAAGCAAGACGTATTCAGCTACAATGGAGTACCTTACAAGTCACTAGACAAAATATCAATTGGTATTGAAATATGTAATTGGGGTCAACTATCTTACACAAATGGTAAATACTATAATTATGTTGGAGGTGTTGTTAAAGCTGATGAAGTATGTGAACTTGAAACTCCATTTAAAAAATATAAATTCTTTCATAACTACACAGATGCTCAAATTGAGGCAGTTAGAGAGTTGTTAGTGTTATGGAATTTAAAATACAACATTCCTTTAAAATACAATGAAGATGTTTGGGATATAAGTAAACGTGCTTTAAAAGGCGAACCGGGTGTTTACACCCACAACAGTGTTCGTAAAGATAAAGTAGATATCTATCCTCATCCTAAAATGATTGCAATGTGGAAATCTTTATAGTAAATTAAATTAACAAATATTTTAAAGAGGCTTGGTTTACCAAGCCTTTTTTCTTATATTTAAATAAAAAATAAAGTTATGGAAAAAAAACAAATACCGTTTATCTCTGAAGTAGAGACATTCAATGAAGTAATGGGTAAAGGTTGGCAAAACCGAACCACTCCAACAATTGATAAAGCAGATGCTGATTTTGTAATCAATTTTATTCAAGAAGAACTTGATGAATTAAAGCAAGCAGTAGAAGAAAACGACATAGTAGGAGTATTAGATGCTATATTAGACATTACTTATGTAGGATTAGGAAATGGAGCTTTAGTGTTTGGTTTAAAAGATAAAATTGAACCAGGTTATGCTGAAGTACAAGCCTCTAATTTATCTAAAGTTTGTAAAACAGAAGAAGAAGCACTTGAAACTGTAAGAGTCCGTACTATTGGACAAGGTGAGCGTTGCCATTTTGAAAAAGTAGGAGACTATTGGATTGTGTATAGAACTAGGGATATGAAGGTAATGAAATCAATAAACTATTTCAAACCAGATTTAAAGAAATTCTTCTAATAAATGTATCAATCAATTTACTACGATTTTAGTACCTACACTTACCATCTGAGAGACGATGAATTAGGATGGTCTGAATTTCAGTACCAACCTACTTATTGGAGACGAGTTGATGAATGGCAAGAAAATGCTCAACCTGTATTAACAGGAGGATGGGCTGTTCCTACTAAAAAATATAGTAAAGAAGATACTAACTTGTTAGAAAAAGATATTAGTAAAGAGTTACTTGTATTGAGGGAACTATATTACAAACTTGATGATGTAGTACCTTCATTCCATAACATTGTCCATTTAGATATTGAGATTGAAATGGGAGGAGCATTAACACCAGAATATGTTAAAGCTGCTCCTATGCCCATTACTTCTATTGCTTTAATAGATATGACTACAAAAACAAAAATATGTTTTATTGTAGACAAAAGCAAAGAAATAGAAGAATATAATCAAGAAGGTAAACATATCATTCCTTGCCATTCAGAAAAAGAACTAATTAAAAAATTCTTAGATAAATGGGAAGAACTAGATCCAACTATTGTAATAGGATGGAATAGTGCTTACTTTGATATACCTTACGTTTATCATAGGTTTAAACAAGTGGTAGGTGGAGAACAAGTATTACGTTTATCTCCAATTAAGAAAATCAATGTAAGAGATTTTGCTGGTGAAACACAAATCACTATAGGAGGAATCAATCACTTAGATTACATGTTACTTCATAAAAAGTATATTATGAAGGAAGAGCCATCATATAAATTAAATGATATTGGTTTAAAATATGTTAAATTAGGTAAAATTGAATATGAAGGTAATTTAAATACATTATTTAAAAACGATTTAAATGCTTTTATAGAATACAATTTACGTGACGTAGAAATTATAGAAAAATTAGAGGAAAAGCTTAAATTCATTGAATTAACAATAATGATTTCCCACATCTGTAATATACCTTACGAAAGTATTTATTACAACACTGTAATGAATGAGGGTGCTATTTTAAAACATCTTAAACGTGAAGGTATTGTTTCACCAAACAAACCAACTACTCACAATCCGATGCTGAAATCGAATACTGAGTCTTATGCTGGTGGATATTTACTTGAACCTATACCTGGTTTATATTTTGATGTTATTGATTTGGACTTTACCTCACTATATCCTTCCATTATTAAGTCACTTAATTTAGGTATTGAAACATTAGTAGGTCGAATTAGAGTAGAAGACAATCCAACTTATGAACAAAACCACTCACTAGAAAAACTTAAATTAAGAGATCCTGATGAGAAAATTGTTGTTGAAAGATTAAATAAAGAAACCTACACTCTTAAATCAGCACAAATCAAAATAGGAGACTTAATTAAATTAATTGAAAAAAATGATTACACAATAGCAGCATCAGGTGCTATGTTTAGGACTGATGAAAAAAGTGTTGTGTCAACTATTTTAGCAGGTTGGTTTGATAAACGAGAGCATTATAGAGGTTTAAAGAAAAAAGCAGGTGGAGAAGAAGATTGGGCAAATTATAAATTATATGACTTGTTTCAACATGCCTTTAAAATCTTACAAAATGCAATGTATGGTACATTTGCTATTCATGGATGGAGATATACTGATGGTCAATTAATTTGTAGTGCTGCTATTACTAATTCAGGACAAAGACTAACTTGTGAGTCAATTGACTTTGTTAACAATAAAATAAACACTGAATTAAAAGCAGAAAAGCAACATATTTGCATTTCAGATACAGATTCACTTTATATAGTATTAGGTGACTTACTTAAACATAGATTTCCAGATTTCAAACCTGAAGAGAAAAACGATAAAATATTATTACTAGCCCAGGAAATTCAAAACGAAGCAAATGCTGACTTAAATCGTATTTGTAAAAGTTTATTTAACATTGAACCAAACACCCACTACTTTCAATTAAAACAAGAGGTAATATGTGCTGGAGTATTAACTACAGGTAAACGAAGATATGCAATGTATGTTACTAATAAAGAAGGTGTTGCAGTAGAAGAACTAGACATGAAAGGACTTGAATTAATGAAGTCTAATATGAATAAATTATTTAAAAAATTTGGAGAGGATTTTATTAAGAATATATTGTTTGGTAAACCTAAACCTGAAATAGATAATGATATAATTACATTCTATAAAACATTAAAAACACTAGACCCCAGATCATTAGGTAAACCTACAGGAGTAAAACAAATTCATAACTACCATATACCTGCTAGGTCAGGAGATATGTTTAGTTCATTTAGATTAAAAGCACCTGCAAATACAAAAGCAGCAGTACGTTACAATGACTTACTTAGATTTAAAAAACTAGATAAAAAGTATGAATCGATTATAGAAGGTGATAAATTGTTTATTATCAACTTAAAGAAAAATCCTTACAACTTAGAAACAATTGGTTTGCCAAACGCCCAAGTACCTCCAGAAATAGAGGAGTTTGTTAAAACATATATTGATGTTGAGGAAATATTTGACTCGTTATTAGCAAATAAGTTAAAATCACTTTATGGAGATTTAAAATGGGATTTTCCTCCTCTTAACCCAAATGTTAAAAAATTCTTTGCTTTCAACTAAAAATTACTTATATTTAAATTATGATATCAAAAATAGAATTACAAAACACAATCAACAAATACTACCTAAACGGATTAGTAGAAGCAGTTAAATGGGAAATTAAAGATAAAAAACTAAGTGTAAAGTATACTTCACCGACCAAAGAAATGATTGGTGAGGTTACTCACACTAATTTTACTCTAGAAAACTCAACCATAGGTATTTCAAATACATCCCAACTGCTAAAACTAATAGGAATTACAGGAGGAGATGTAATGTTAAATTACATTAAAAACAATAAAGTATTTACTAAACTAATCATTTCAGATAATCAATTTACAGCTAACTATACATTAGCAGATACATTGACTATCCCTAAAACAGGTGACTATGCTGGACCAGATGTTTACAACTTAGAAACATCACTTGATAAAGAGATGATATTGGCTTTAATCAAAGCAAAGTCTGCTTTAGATGATAGTAAAACAGTAATGTTAAAACCTACCACTGACATGGAAGGTGAGTTTTTATTAGAGTTAATATTTGGTGGCGATATAGAATATTCAAATAAAGTATCTTATTACTTACCTAACTTTGTTAAAAACAATGTACCATATGACTTTACATTAGGGTTTAGTTCTGACTTACTTAAAGAAATATTAGTAGCAAATAAAGATGCTGAAAAAGCTAAAATGTCAATTAATTTAGAAGGTTTAATGAAATTGGAATTCGAAACAACAAACGTTAAATCAGTGTATTACATAGTTCAAAAAGAAATATAATGTTCACAATATCAAAACAAATAGTAGACTGGAATGGAGATCTATATTCAGTTAAAAGAGTCCTTAAAGAAACATCTATTAAGGAAGAATTCACACAAGAATACAAAGAATATTTAGGTGCTGATGTAGTTCTAAAGAAAAACGGAATGTATTACTTTGTTGAAAAAATTGACGAAGCTCAAATAGTTGAGGAAGATATTAGTGAATTAACAGAAAGTTAATATATTTATAATAAATTAAAAAACATGAAAAAACAACTAAACGAAGAATTTAAACGTATGCAAAAACTTGCAGGTATTTTGAATGAAGACGAATCCTCTAAATACCCAGTAGGAACAAAATTTTTAAAGCAAAAAGGTAATCAAACATTGGTTGTTACAAAAATAAAAGGAAATGATATTTTCGTAGAAATTTCTGATAAAGAAAATAATCATAGAACATTTCAATATAGTGAGGATATAATAGATAATATGCTTAAAAATAAAGAAATAAGCTCTATTTAAATAAAAAATTAAAGCTTGTTAACGCAAGCTTTTTTTAATATATTTATAGAAGTAAAACAAGTTATAAAAAATAAAATCTATGTCAAAATTACAAGCTGTATTCAACAGCATTATCGTTAAACCTCAAGAAGAGGAAGAAACAACTTATGGTTCAATCGTTGTCCCAGATTTAGGAAAAGAAAAAGGATTACGTGGTACTATTGTATCTGTGGGGCCTGGTTACTATTGTGCAACAGGTGAATTTGTACCTACAACTCTTAAAGAAGGACAGCAAGTCATTTTACCAGCAGTAGGTCCATCAAAAGTAGAACTAGATGGTCAAGAATATTGGTCATGTGGTGAAAATGTAGTATTAGCAATTATTAACGATTAAAATCAAGTTATGAATAAAAAAGTAGAATTCGGGCCTGACGCTCGTAAAAGAATTGTAAACGGTATTAATAAAGTAGCAGATGCAGTGACATCCACTTTAGGACCAAATGGTAGAAACGTTATATACACTGAATTTGGCGAAGTAAGGTCGACAAAAGATGGTGTTACTGTCGCAAAACAGATCTCAAATCTAGAAGATCCATTAGAAGAATTAGGTGTACAGATGATTAAACAAGCATCTATCAAAACCGCAAACAACGCAGGTGATGGTACAACTACATCTACCTTACTTGCTCAATCCATTATTAATGAAGGTTTGTCTTATTTAGATAAAGGGGCAAATGCAGTAGAAATTAAACGTGGTATTGATCAAGCAGTAAAAGAAGTAGTAAATTGTATTCGTAAAGAAATATCACAAGATATCAACCACGAATCTCAATTAGAACAAGTAGCTACAATTTCAGCAAACAACGATCCAGAAATTGGAAAGTTAATTGCAGCAGCAATGGATAAAGTAGGTCGTGAAGGAGTAGTTCATATTGAAGAATCTAAAACAGGAGAAACATATCTTGAAACAGTAGAAGGTATGCAATTCGATAGAGGATATAAGTCACATTACTTTGTTACAAACAATGCTGATATGACTTGTACTTTAGAAGAACCATTCATCTTAATTGCAGACAAGAAATTCAATCAAGTAAAAGATTTATTACCAATTTTAGAAGGTGTTTCTGGAACAGGAAAATCGTTATTGATTATTGCTGAAGATATTGATGGAGAAGCTTTATCGACTTTAATTGTAAATAAAATGAGAGGAACATTAAAAGTAGCAGCTGTAAAAGCTCCTGACTTTGGTGATCGTAGAAAATTATTACTAGAGGATATGGCTACTATGACTGGTGGTCAGGTATTTAGTTCAGATAAAGGAATGAAGTTAGATAAATTTTCTTGGGATTGGTTTGGTAAAGCTCGTTTAGTTACTATTTCTAAAGACCAAACAACTATTGTTGATGGCAAAGGAGAAACAGAAAAAATCGAATCACGAATTGAAGAACTTCAACAACAAATTGACAAATCAATTGTACCATTCGAAAAAGAAAAATTACAAGAACGTTTAGCTAAATTTATTGGTGGTGTAGCTATCATCCACGTAGGTGGAAATAGTGAACTAGAAATGAAAGAAACTAAAGATCGCGTTGACGATGCTTTACATGCTACAAAAGCAGCAATTGAAGAAGGTATTGTACCAGGTGGTGGATCTGTTTTATTATATGCTAGAGAAGCAATTACAGAAAAAGAAGTAAAATTTGGCTCAGACATTCACATTGGTAAAAAAATCGTTTATAAAGCATGTGCTGCTCCATTTATGAAAATTTTAACAAATGCCGGATACACAGAAGGAGAATGTTATGGTTTAATCAATCAAATGGGAGACAACAACTGGAAAGGATACAATTTAAAATCTGAAACATTTGTAGATATGAAAGAGGCAGGTATTATTGATCCAGCTAAAGTAACTAGAAACGCTATCGAAAATGCAGCATCAATTGCAGGTACAGTATTATTAACTGAAGCAGCAATTATTGAAATAAAAGACAAAGATACAAATAACGAAGCAGGTGGAATGCCTGGAATGTACTAATGGAACAAGTAGAAAAGAATATATTAATTGCTCAACGCGTACCACCTGGAGACAGGTGGTCGCTAGTTGATGGTTTTGCTAAAGATGTTCATAATAGTTTAACTGAAACACTAGAAGCCTATTTCCAACAAACACAAACTAAATGTGAATTTAGATTAGTACCTTTAAAAGGTGAGTTGTATATGATTACTACTGAAGAAGTAGCACCCGCACCTCCACCTCCAGTAAAAAAATTCAATATATATGGAGATTATTAATATTTATAATAAAAACCATGAAATATTTACAACTTCGCCAAATTATTAAAGAGGAAATATTAAAGGAATTAGATATTAAAAAAAAGACTTCACTAGGTCAAGGATATCAACAAACTGCATACCCATACCTAAAAGATCCAAATTATGTTGTAAAAAAATTTAATGATAAATCGGATGACTCTGTCTTAAATCGATATGAGATAAAATATTACCTAAAAACACTAGAACAATACCCAGAGTACATAGCTAAAATAATAATATCTAATGAAAACAGCAAGTATTACTTTCAAGAAAAAATAAATGTAACAAAAGCTCAAAATGATATATGGGATGTTGTTATAGAAGTAATAAAAAAAGTAGCATTAGATTTAGAAAAAAAATATAAAACACCAAATGAGGCATATGATGATTTAAATATTGGTGAAATATTTCTTAATGCTAAGACTTGGGAAAGCATAAAAAATATAAATAATATAGATGATTTTTTTGACATCAGTTATGGTGAAGGAATACCAATGAATGATTTATTTAACAACTATATCTATAATAATTACTCTAAAAATATACCCTTAGTACAAAAATTAAAACCCGTTTGGGATATAGGTCGTATGATAACACAATTTGGATCTTTTCATGAAGATAATATAGGTTATGATAAAAATGGAAATTTTAAAATAATAGATATTTAATTTGGCTTCCTAAATTGTGAATTATATATTTAATAAAAATAAAAGTTATGGCAAAAAGGTTACATACAATACTAAATGAAAAATATCGTCCTGACACTCTAGAAGGATACATTTGTAAAGACGAATACAAATCTAAGTTTGAAGAATTCATCAAACAACAAGATATCCCACACCTAGGATTCTTTGGAAAACCAGGTGCAGGTAAAACAACAATTGCTAAAATATTAGTTAAAAATATTGATTGTGATTATTTGTATGTAAATGCTGCTGATGAAAGAGGTATAGATGTTATACGAGAAAAAATAGGAGCATTTGCTGCTGCTGGCTCATTTAAACCACTTAAAATAGTGATATTAGATGAATCAACTCATATACTTCAAGCGTCACAAGTAGTATTATTAAACATGATTGAAACGTATAGTTTAACTACTCGTTTTATATTAACAGGTAACTACCCAGAACGCTTAGTAGAACCACTTAGAAGTAGATTACAGGAATTTGATTTACAACCCCCTACTAAAAAAGTAGTAGCACAGCATATCTCCGTTATTTTAGATAAAGAAGAAATCGAATACGAAATTCAAGATTTGGTTAGTGTTGTAAATAAATTTTACCCTGACTTTAGAAAAATCATTAATAACTGTCAAAAGTATACTGTAGATGGCGCTTTAAGATTAGATACAATGTCTAATTCAACTGACGAATATAAAGGTGCTTTATTGGCTGAATTAAAGAAACCATCAAGTAAATCGTTTAATAACATTAGACAAATTATTGCAAATACTGATTTGGAGGACTTTGAGGATGTATATAAATTTTTATACGAGAAATTAAATGAGTACTCTAATGGAAATGAAGGTATAGTAATATGTTACTTAGAAGAGTACATGTATCATGCTACTTTTAGATTAGATAAAGAGATAAATATAATGGCTTGTATAGCCAAAATCTTAGAAATAATAAAATAAAACATATGAGCCAAGAACAATTAAAAATGAATGTGGATATCAAACAATCCACTCCAATCAAATCTGAAGACGGAAACCAAGTATTCCAAGAAGCAGTAGTATTAAGAAAAATCAGTAAATTCTTAGCTGGAACAAGCGAAGATGCTGTAGTGCCAATCCCAGTATTCATTGATACAAAAACAGGGAAAATCCTAATCGATATGTTACCAAAAGAATTAAAAGCAGAGTATGAAGAGTACAATAAAACAGTCTAAACCAAAACAATTTAGTATCTTTGATTTCGTAAAAGCAATCATTGATACTAAACCGTCTTGGGATACATTCACTCCTGAACAACAAAAGATGTTTAGTGGATACATGATTAATAAGTTTTTAAGCATGAATTCTAAATATATTGACATTATAAATTATGTTCAAGGACTAAATGTTAAAGAAAACAGAAAATTGTATGAAATATACTGTTGGATGATTCCACAATCAAAAAACACTTACTCTCCATTCATCAAATCAAATACTAAAAGTTTAGTTCTACCTGAACTAACAAAGTATATTTCTGAGCATTTTGAATGTTCAACATCAGAAGCAGAAGAATATATTATGATAACAGGTAAGGATTTTGTAGAGGATATTTTAGTTAAACAAGGCATTGACGAAAAAGAAATTAAAAAACTATTAAAATAATGACAACTGATACTGAACATAGAACAAAAAAAGAATTCGATTCTGTTACTGAACAGCTAGAAAAAGAATATCCTACTATCGCTCAAGGATACAAACAAATAATTAAAGAGCAATATGCTTTATTTGCACAAAAGATGCTAGATTATGGAGTTGATAATATATCAATGGGTACTAGATTAGAAAGTCCTGAAGATAAAAAATTATCTTTAACAGCAATTTGGATTCGTTGTAATGATAAAATGAATAGATTAAAAAATCTAGTATTGTTTAATAAAAAAAATCAAGTAGAAAATGAACCAGCTACTGATTCATATATGGATTTAGTTAATTATAATATTATTGCTCAACTTGTTTCAAAAGATCTTTGGAAAAAGTAATAAAAATGTTTTTTGGCAATATTTATAATAAAACATAAATTATGGCAAACAAATATTGGACTAAAGAAAAGCAAAAAGAATATTATGAACGTAAAGGTAAGGAACTAGCTAAAAAGTATTATCAAGATTCTAAAAATGATAGAAAAGAATATCAATCTGAGTATTATCAAAATAACAAAGAAGAACAGTATAAAAAAAATAGAGAGCGTTTAGCTAAAAATAAAGAAAAATATAAAGAAACAAACGATAAGTGGAGAGAAGACAATAAAGAAAAATTAAAGATCAGACAACGAAATTATATGAAAGAATATCGTAAAAAATCTCCTACTTATCGACTTAGAGAAAATATTGGACATTATATAAGACATGCTTTGATAAATTCTATTCCTAAATCTGGTACATATAAAAAATATCTTGGGTGCTCAATAACTGAATATAGGCAATATTTAGAAAAATTATTTAAACCAGAAATGACTTGGGAAAATTATGGAACATATTGGGAAATAGATCATATTAAAGCAATCTCAAATTTTGATTTAACTAAAGAAGAAGAAATATTAAAAGCATTCCATTATTTAAATACTCAACCCTTATCAATTAAAGAAAATAGACAAAAAAGCAACAAATAATGGAAAAAATAATTATAGCAATAGACTTTGATGGAACATGTGTTACACATGAATATCCTAAAGTAGGTAAAGATATAGGAGCAGTACCTGTATTAAAAGCATTAGTAGAAAAAGGACATAAATTAATGTTGTGGACTATGAGAGGAACTAGAACCCAACCATCTGATACTTTGCAAGATGCTGTAAATTGGTTTAAACAAAACGATATCCCACTTTGGGGTATAAATGAAAATCCCGAACAAACACAAAGCGGATGGACCAATAGTAGTAAACAATATGCTCAGTTATATATTGATGATGCTGCTTTGGGATGTCCATTAATTTATGATTGGGGTGTACAAAGACCATTTGTTAATTGGATTGAAGTAGAAAAAATACTAAAAGAAAAAAATATACTATAATGGCTAAAGACAAAACACCATCAATAGTAAAACAAATTAGGAATTTTAAACCGCAGGAAATAAACTACGCGTTTCATAAAACAATTTCCTATTCTCAATTATCAATGTATTTGCAATGTCCTAAAAAATGGGCGTTGCAATACAGAGATGGACATAAGGTGCCTAGTTTTTCTATTAATATGACTTTTGGAACTGCAGTTCATGAAACACTACAAAACTACTTATCTGTAATGTATAATGAAAGTGGAGTAAAAGCAGATGAAATAAACATAGAAGAATATTTCGAAGATAGATTTAGAGAAAACTATGCTAAAGGTTATAAAGACAACAAAAACACTCACTTCAGTAATCCTGAAGAAATGAGAGAATTTTATGACGATGGTTTAGCTATTTTAGATTTCATTAAGAAAAAACGAGGAGAGTATTTTAGTAAAACAGGATGGTATTTAGTAGGTATTGAGATACCTATCGTAATTTCGCCCGATAAACGATATAACAACGTTTTATTCAACGGATTTATTGACTTAGTCTTGTACCACGAACCAACTGAACAATTCGTTATATACGATATAAAAACAAGTGGACGTGGTTGGGGGGATAAAGAAAAGAAAGACGAAGTTAAACAATTTCAAATTCTACTATACAAAGCATACTTTAGTGAAATATTTGGAGTACCTGAAGACCACATAGATGTTGAATTTTTTATTGTAAAACGTAAAATATGGGAAGCAAGTGAATTTCCTCAAAAACGTGTACAGCAATTTACACCTGCAAATGGTAAAACAAAAGTTAAAAAAGCAAAAACAGCACTAGATTCGTTTATAGAAAGCGTGTTTAGTTTAGATGGCTCGTACAAACCCACAGACCATCAAGCACAACCAAGCAAATCAAATTGTATGTACTGTCAATTTAAAACAAAGAAAGATTTGTGTGAATTAGCGATTTTTAAGTAATTGTATATATTTATATAAAAATATAACGTTATGGAAAATAAAGAAATACTGACATCAGTAAAAGTAGAAAAAGATCTATTTGAAACCTTCAAAATAGAATGTGTAAAAAGAAAATTCTCATTAAATAAGCTTGTAAATCGAACAATGGATTTGTATCTTAACGATGAAAATTTTAGAAAACAACTTACTAATTACAATAACCCAAAAAACTAAAAACAAAAACAAAGTTATGAATTCAAGTTTTGCTTATCTTCCTCAAAATGAGAGGAAGAAAATTTTACTTATATGTGACGATATCAGAGCACATTCCGGAGTAGCTACAGTAGCTAAAGAAATTGTACTTCACACCGCCCAACATTTCAATTGGATAAATATAGCAGGTGCAGTTCAACATCCTGATAAAGGGAAAAAATTCGATATTTCATCTGATATAAACAATTTAGCTCAATTAACAGATGCTAACGTTTTTATTTATCCAACAGATGGATATGGAGATTCAAGTCTTATTAGAACATTAATTAATATAGAAAAGCCAGATGCTTTATTTATAATCACTGACCCAAGATATTTTACTTGGTTGTTTGGAATTGAAAACGAAATTAGAAAGAAAATTCCTATCATTTATTTAAATATTTGGGACAGTCCATTCCCTTATCCATTGTGGAATAAAGAATTTTATGAGTCATGTGATGCATTACTAGCTATCTCTAAACAAACTAAAAACATTAATGAAGTAGTTTTAGGAGATAAAGCAAAAAACAAAGTACTAGCTTATGTTCCTCATGGTTTAAATACAGATGTATTTTTCCCTATAGATAAAGAGTATAGTAAATATAAAGAATTTAGTGAATTTAAAAAGTCATTGTTTAATGGAAAAGAGTATGACTTTGCTTTGTTCTTTAATTCAAGAAACATTAGACGTAAACAAATCCCAGATACATTATTAGCATTTAGAATGTTTTTAGACACTCTAGATAAAGAAAAAGCAAAAAAATGTACTATGGTTTTACATACTGAAATCGTTAGTGAACATGGAACAGATTTACAAGCAGTAAAAGAATATTTGTTTGCTGACTTCCCAGACCAAGTAATATTTCACCAACAAAATTTACCATCAGAACAAATGAATTGGTTGTATAACTGTACTGACACTCAAATTTTATTAACTGATAATGAAGGATGGGGTTTAAGTTTAACTGAAGCAATGTTAGTTGGAAATCCAATTATAGCTAATTGTCAAGGTGGAATGCAAGATCAAATGCGTTTTGAAGACGAAAATGGAAAATGGATTGACTTTAGTTTAGATTTTCCTTCAAACCATAGAGGTACTTATAGAATTCACGGTGAATGGGCTTTACCTGTTTACTCAACTAATATATCGATTCAAGGATCTCCTCAAACACCATATATCAGTTCAGATAGAGTTAGACCAGAAGATGCTGCTGAGAGAATTTTTGAAGTGTATAGTTTTGGAAAAGAAGAAAGAAAACGTAAAGGTAAATTAGGTAGAGAATGGGCATTAAGTGATGAAGCTGGATTTACAAGCAAACATCAAGCTAAAAGAGTTATCGAAACATTAGATGGATTGTTTTCAACTTGGAAACCAAGAGAAAAATATGAACTTATTAATGCTACAGAATATCAACCCGATGTAACTCGTAAACATAAATTAACTTACTAAAAAATAAAAATATGAATAAACCGTTATGTGTAATTAGTTGTCCAATAGATGTATATAGTGGATACTCCTCTAGAAGTAGAGATTTAGTTAGAGCAATCATCGAATTAAAAAAAGATGAATGGGATATAAAAATAATGCCCCAACGTTGGGGTGATTGTAGTTGGGGTTTTATTAAAGAAAATGCTGGATGGGAATTTCTAGAACAGTATCTTTTACCAACACCACAATTGACTCAACAACCTGATATTTGGGCTCAAATTACAGTACCTAATGAATTCCAACCAGTAGGAAAATACAATATTGGTATTACTGCAGGTATTGAAACAACTATATGTCCACCTGAGTGGATTGAGGGAGTAAATAGAATGAATACTACTTGGGTATCATCAAAACATTCTAAAAAAGTATTTGAAGATTCTAAATTTGAAAAAAAGGATCAACAAGGAAGAACAGTAGAATTAATTCAAATGAACAAACCAATGGAGGTTGTATTTGAAGGTGCTGATTTAGATTTATATAAAATACTTGACCCTAAAGAAATCACTAGTATAGATTTAAGTTCTATAAAAGAATCGTTTTGTTACTTGTTTTTAGGACATTGGATAAATGTAAACGCACCAATAGGTGAAGATAGAAAAAATGTAGGTTTATTAATTAAAGCATTCTTTGAAACGTTTAAAAACAAACAAAACAAACCAGCCTTAATTCTAAAAACATCAGCTGCAGTTTCATCTTATATGGATAGAGAATCTATTCTAAAGAAAATAAATGCAATTAAGAAAACAGTAAACAGCGATAACTTACCTAATATCTACTTATTACATGGTGACTTTACAGATTCAGAAGTAAATGAATTATATAATCACTCAAAAGTAAAAGCAATGGTATCGTTAACTAAAGGTGAAGGTTTTGGTCGTCCATTACTTGAATTCAGTTTAACTAAAAAACCAATCATCACTACAAATTGGAGTGGACATATAGATTTCTTAAATGCTAGTAACTCAGTTTTATTAGGAGGTGAATTGAAACCAGTACATCCAGCTGTAGCAAACCAGTTTTTATTAAAAGAAAGCAGTTGGTTTAATGTTAATGGACCTGAAGTAGGAGAAGCATTGATTGATGTAAACAAAAACTACGACAAATATTTACCTGGTGCTCGTAAACAAGCAGAATCAAATAAAGAAAAATTTAGTTTTGATGCTATGAAAAATTGTATAGGAGAGCAATTAAATAAAGTACCTGAGTTTCCTAAACAAGTAGCTTTACAACTACCTCAACTTAAAAAAATCGAATTACCAAAATTAACTAAAATATAAAATGAACGATAACTTAATAGTATGCAAGCACTGTGGATCAGATGCTTGCTACACAACCGAAAATTCCTCAACCATTAAAACATATTCATGTTTTGGGTGTGGTTATACAACTAATTCACTAATGAAAGAAGGTGAAGAATTCTATGCTCAACAACTAGAAGTTCTACCTGAAATCTATAAAGACGTAATGTTTAAAGACGAGGATGGTTTAATGTGGATGCCTACTACAATCAATTTACCTCAACAAGGCATGGTGTTTTACAATGGTACAACTAAAGAAAATGCTAAATGGGCAGCTGTGAAAGCAGCAAAAGTTGAAGAAGCAGAAAAAGAAAAATATCCAATCAAAAACAAACCAGGAGAATTCTATGAATGGAGAATGGATATGACTACTATGAAAGCATTTGAGCAAAAAGAATTTATAGACGCTCTATCTTTTGTAGGAATTTTACCAGAATAATTTGGATTACAAAAATTAATTTTTTATATTTACAATATGAAAATAAGTTACGGTTTAACAGTTTGTAATGAATTAAATGAAATTAAAACATTACTTGACTTTCTTATAGAAAATAAAAGAAAAGAAGATGAAATAGTAGTACTTTATGATTTAAATGGAGGAACTCCTGAAATGGAAAAATACCTAGAATCTATGGAAAGTAGTATATCTTTATATTCCGATAATTTTGATATAAATTTTGCAGACTGGAAGAATAAATTAAGAAATTTTTGTATAGGAGATTATATATTCTCTATAGATGCAGATGAAATACCCCACATCGATTTAATTAAAGTACTACCATTAATGTTAGAACAAAATCCAGAAGTGGATATGTTTTTAGTTCCTAGAGTAAATACAGTAGAAGGACTTACACCTGAACATATTGCTAAATGGAGATGGAATGTAAATGAGATGGGTTGGGTAAATTTTCCTGATTATCAAACTCGCATTTATAAAAATATTCCTGAAATTAAGTGGGAAGGTAAAGTACACGAGCGAATTACTGGGACTAAAACATTTTCTTCACTGCCAGCTGATGAGGTTTGGAGTTTATATCATCCAAAAGAAATAACAAGACAAGAAAAACAAAACAAATTTTACGAAAACATATAAAAGTATGGAATTTGACAAAAAATATAAATTTTCAGAAACATGGTTTGATATAGCTATTCAAGGATGGTCTCAAATTTTCCCTCAAGTTAAACACAATATAAAAAATGTATTAGAAGTTGGATGTTATGAAGGAAGAGCTACTGTTTGGGTGTGTGAAAATGTTTTATATAATAAAGACATCAGTTATAATTATGATATAGTAGATACATTTGGGGGTTCATCAAATGAATCAGGGATGGGTGCTACTGTAGAAAAATTAACAGAAAACGATAGTTTTATTGAAGCAAATTTTAGACATAACATATCTTTTTTTCCAAATATTAATTTTAAAATACATAAAGGATTTTCACAAAATATTCTTCCAACATTCCCTCAAGAAGAAAAATATGACTTCATTTATATAGATGCATCTCATAAAGCGGATGATACATTTGTGGATGCTTATTATGCTCATAAAATGTTAAAAGTAGGAGGAATACTAATATTTGATGATTATGGGTGGAAAGATCCTCTCAGACCTCATATTAGTCAATCACCTCAATTAGGAATAGAAGTATTTAATACAATGTATGAAGAACAGTATGAAGTTATTCTTAAAGGATACCAAATAGGATTTCAAAAAATAAAATAGATATGAAAAACAAAATTAATTTTATAGTATTTTCTCCATTTCCTGAGTATATAACTCATATAGGAGGGGTTGCCGTTACTCATGAATTAGTTAATTTTTTAACTCTTTTAGGAGAAAATGCTTATATATATTCTAACACAACTTCCCCTAAATATAACATAAATTGTATTCCTTGGGGTACAGAAGTAGCATTTGATGACGAAAATACAATATTAATATTAATAGCTGGAGATGGAGAACATACATATGAACACAATATTCCCGAATGTCTAAAAAAATGCAAAAATATTGTTAGGTGGCTAGTCCACAACCAGAAAAAATTATATCCTAAAGAAGATAAATTGTATTCTAATATTAAACATTGGGATTTGTTACCTACCCAAAAGATTGATGGGTATTTACCTATATTAGATATTGATTTAGAGTTATATAAAGATTTAGGAAAAAAACGAGAAGGAACTTGTTACTTTGTAAAAGGAGCATTAGATATCGAACCAGAAAGAGCTATACATAAACCAACCGATTTATGTTTAGACTCAGTTTTATATAGTATTCCAAATTTTGAAAAAAGAAAATTTATGGCTGAGTTATTCAATACAAAAGAATATTATATAGGATATAGTGCTATATCATTTACTGCCACCGTAGCAGCATTATGTGGATGTAAAGTAATTATTATTCCCCATTCCCATTATGATAAAGAAAAATTAAAAAAAGAATGTTTGTTTTTTGAATATGGGATTGCTTTTGGAGTAGACGATTTACCAAGGGCTATAGAAACTTTACCTCAATTAAGACCAGATGTAGAAAAATTTATGAATGAAATTCAACCCCAATCTTTAAATAAATTTGTAGAAGATTGTTATGAGTGGTTACAAACTAAATATAATTTAAAATAAATAATATGCAAACAATTACAACTTATGAAGATCTAGTTCAAGATCTTATTGATAATAAAATTACAATGGTTCGCCCTGATGAATTTAAAACAATATTCAAACATTATCCTAAAATATCTGAGGTAGAAGGTGATATAGTAGAATGTGGTGTTTGGAGAGGTGGATTTTCAATATTTTTAAGTTATATATTCCAGAATAAAAACATTTGGGTATGTGATTCATATGAAGGATTCCAACCAGTTGAAATAGCTAAACATAGCTATGATAGAGAAAGACATACAAATCATGTTACACATAATGCTGTTGGTCCATTAGCTATTAGTTTAGAAGAAGTTCAGTCACATTTTAAAACATATGGTTTAGGAGATGAAGAACGAATTAAATTTTTAAAAGGATTTGTTAAAGATACTTTACCAACGTCAGGAATAGAAAAAATAGCTTTATTGAGAATCGATGTAGATGCATATTCTGCTACATTAGAGACTTTAGAAGAATTATATAATAAAGTACAACCAGGTGGGTATATTATATTTGATGATTCATGCTTATATGAAACTTTAGATGCTATTAAGACATTTTTTAAACAAAGAAATCTCCCAGAACTTATTAACCACCCAGTAACTGATCAACCTTTAGATATTAATTTAAGACATACTAATGATGACTCAGGTTTACCTGCAGGTTGTTATATTATAAAATAGATATGAAACTTATCTACCGCATCTCAGACACCGGCTATAACAAAGTAAAGCCAGACTACATAACAAACGAAAATTGTTTAAAAAACTTTTGTAATGTATTTTTTGAAAATATTTGGGATATCCATATTATAGCAGACAACATCTCTCAACAAACAAGAGATATGATTTGTAAATATATAGATAAATCTCAAATCACTTATGCCTCAGTAGGTCACGGAGCAGGAACATTCAATTTAGCCTTAGATATGGCTTTGAAAGGAAAAGATGATGAAATAGTTTATTTTGTAGAAAACGACTACATCCATTTACCTAACTCAGCTCAAATACTAGAAGAAGGATTTAAATTAGGAGCTCCGTATATGACTTTATATCTTCATCCAGATAAATTTATAACACCACTTAATGGTGGAAACCCAGAAGTAGATTTTGATGGTGGTTATATGACTAAAATATTTAGAGGAGAAACTCAATTGTTTGGAATGTTTAATAGTACAACTATGACATTTGCTTCTAAAGTAAAGACATTAAAAGAAGATGAAGCGATATTACGAAAATGGACAAGTGGAACTCACCCAGATGACTTTAAAATGTTTCTTGAATTAAGAGATAATGGAAAAGCATTATTATGCCCTTTAAATACATTTAGTACTCATGGAGAAACAGCTTGGCTTGCTCCTTTATATAAAACAAAACAAGAAAATTTAGTTGACGAATGGAAAAAACACCTATTTCAGTAATCATTCCTACCTACAAATCACCAGATGCTCTAGACTTATGTCTTCGTTCTTGTATTGAAGGACAGCAAGGTAGAAAAAACCAAATTATAGTAGTTGTAGATGGATTTTACGATATCAATAAAGAAGTACTCGAAAAATACGCTAAATCAATTGATATACTGGATTTAAAAGAAAATGTAGGACTATGTAGAGGTACTAATTTAGGCGTTTATAATGCAAAGTATGATTTAGTTTTAATAGTAAATGACGACAATGTGTTCCCACAAAACTGGGATCTATCATTACTAGAATCTTACCAACCAAACTCAGTAATATCTCCAAATCAAATAGAACCTACACCTAGTATGTTTCCTCAATTTATGATTGAGAATTTAGGAAGAGATCCTAAAACATTTGATTTAGAGAAATTTTGGATGTTTGATTACCATGTTGCCTCAGGGTATAAAGTAGACGAAACTGGATCTACACTACCTATCTTTATGTCTAAAATAGACTATTTAAAAGTAGGTGGTTGGGATGAAAATTACGAACAGGGAATGGTTGCGGATTGGGATTTCTTCCTTAAATGTCAGTTAATAGGAATGAAGATGATTAGAACATACGAATGTCACTTTTATCACTTTGCTTCTATATCTGTAAATGGAGAAAAAAGAAGACAAGCTGAAATGAATGGACATGAATACGCTAAGTATAAATGGGGTTCTTACATAAAACATAACCCAGAAAATAACTTAAAATATATTTAAAATTAGGTTTTTTAAATAATTATTAGTATATTTATAAAAAAGAAAATTATGTTAGAATATAAACCTTACTTCTACTACTCCAAATTTGACACAAATAAAGAGTCACTAGACAAAATACTAGCCTTCAGCTACGAAAGTGCTTTAGAGCATTTTGCTACTCGCAAACAACTAAGACAAGAAGTATTTTTAGAATTATACGAAATAGTAAACTCATATGAAGAAACTGAATCTAAATAGTTTTGGAAAGAAATTCAAAATTAGTAAACGAGCTAAAAAGGAAAAAATTCTATCTGAGGAACAAATGTTCGTCAATATAATATACACTTTAGAGTTGTGTTGGCAAAAATCAAACAAACTATACGATTTGTTTAAAATCAATATCCTAGAATATGAAGAAGATTACTATCAAGTAATTGAGGGTCTAATTCAATTGAAGTATGGGTTATGGAAAGCAGAAATCATATTGTGGTATATATTTGGAAGAATAGATATAGATAATAAAATGCACCCACTACTAATGCAAAACGAAGGGGAAGAAGAAAAAGAAGTATTCCTTAAAACACCATCTGAATTGTGGGAGTTTTTAGTTGAATTAGAAAAAAAGAAAAATCAAGAATAAAAGTTATGAAAAAATGTATATCATGTGGAGAAGAAATCCATCCAAAACGCTTAGAAATCCTCCCATCAGCAACTAGATGTGTTGCTTGCTCAAATACAAAAGCAAAAGCAGGCATCACAGTTACTAAAGGAGAAGGCGATCACACCTACAACGAAACAATCATCATGGAACATGATGAATATGTTAAGTTTAAGGAATCTGAAGTAAAAACTAAGAGAGTAGACGAAATAGTACATCCAGACGAATTTGAAGAAGAAGTAGATGAAGTAGAAAACGACGAAGTAGATCCAACCGAATTATAAAATGCCTAAAGCAAAACACCTACTCAAGGAACAAATATTAATGGCTATGAAGAACACGAAATCAAATCGTGCTGCTGCTAGGTTTTTAAATTGTTCATATACCCACTACAAAATGTGGGCAAAGCGATATAACGAATTTGATGGTGGTAGAACATTGTTTGAAGTACATTACAATCAAAAAGGTGTAGGTATTGCTAAGTGGGGAAATGTTCGTAAGAAAAAGAGCATTTGGAGTGTATTAGATGTAGTTGAAGGTAGAGTATCTCACACCCATTTCAAGCCACAGGAAATCAAGAAACGAATGATTGAAGAAAGCATTCTTAAAGAAGAATGTGCGATGTGTGGTTTCAATGATCGTAGGTTAACTGACTATAAAATGCCTTTAATATTAAATTTTAAAGATAGCAATCCAACCCATTACAATTTAGGTAACATTAGATTCCTATGTTACAATTGTTACTTTATTAATCATGGAGATATTTTTAATAAACAAGATATAAATCAATTAGAGACTCATGTCCCAACAAACGGAACTACTGAGGCAATTGACTTCCAGTTAGATGACTACCAGTTGGCTCAATTAGAAAAATTAGGGCTGTATCAACCACCAAGAGCAGAAGATGATGGTTCTGAGTTTATTTCGAGGATTTAGAATATTTATGATTGATGAAAAACAAAAAGCATGACAAACTAGTCAAAGACTACGAAAAGCAAAAGTCTGAACACTTAGATAAATTAGCCACTCGTATGTTAAAAAATGACGAGAAAATGCAGAAACTCAAAGAAAAAAACATTAACCCAAATTTCCTTAACCTATTTTAATTATGAAGCCAAAAGAATTTAAAGTTAAATATCTTGAAGATTTTCAACAAATGGTAGATCAAAAACATTTTGGTATATCTGAGGCGGTTGTAAGTGCGATTTTAAGCAATTTAAAAACGCGTAAAAAACATATTAATATGCTTTCAGTGAAATGTACGGAAGAAAATACTATATTTGATATAACGCTTGAAAAAGCTAATTTTGTTGATACTCTTAAGGAAAATTTAAAATATTTTGAAGAACGTGAATTGTATGAGGAATGCGCAAAAATTCATGAAGGTATTAAATCTTTAAGTGATATTAAATAGTGTTACAATATGTATTGTAAACACACTCAATGGCAAAAGCAAAAGAAACATCGTCTCGTGGAGTTCTAGAAAAACGACACACTAAACGCCCCGGCGTTCACAGTAAAAAAAGAAACAGTGTACATAAAACAGGTAAAAACTATAGAAAAAAGTACAATTCTCAAGGAAGATAATGAAAAAATCAGAATTAAAACAAATCATTAAAGAAGAAATTCGTAAGGTTATAAACGAAGAAACTAATACATTTGCAGCAGCTGCATTAGAATTAGTTAATATTGCTGAACCAATGGTTAAAGGGGGTGGATATGTTGATGATATGAGACCTGAAAGAAGAAAGTCCGCAAACATTAAAACTGCAGATCAATTATCTGACTTTTACTACAACATAAAAGAGATGTTGGCTGGATTAGCAGACTTAAAAATCAATAAGATGTTTGTGATGAAGGCTAAAGAGATAATAGTTGATAAATATAAATTATTCATTACAGACGAAAATGGATTTCCAATGAAGTTTAAATAACATGAAAAAATCAGAACTAAAACAGATAATCAAGGAAGAAATCGAAGCAGCATTAGCTGAGGATTTAAATAATAAAAAAGGTAGACGTTTTATTCCTACCGTTATTCCATTCCCTAAAAATATCCGTGATCAATTTGCAGAACATTTTAAATTAGTAAAAGGAACTGATGGAGATTATAAATTATATATTTCTCCAATGATGAAAGTGGCATTAGAAGGAATACAACGTGGTAGAACTTCACAAGATACTAGATCAAGAGCTGGAGACTTAGTTAATAAAATATCGGATAAAATCCCCAACAATGTTAGAGCTATATTAAAGAATTTTTCTGATAAATTGAATCCAAGTGTTAACATGTACTCAGTAAATAGTAAAATTGCTGACGTTAAAGATGGAGATATCAATTTCTACAATCCAAGTAATCCTCAAACCGCTGATAAAGCATATGATCCAATCATCAGTGAAAACACTGAACACTACATGTTCTTCGAAAATCTAAAAATCATTAAAAATGGCGTTGATGCTATGCTTCAAATGGATAAAATGAAGATTGAAGGTTTATTATCAAATGGACATGACTGGGCAAACGACCACATAGCAACATCAAAAGACGATGTTGAAGAAGTATACAATTTCTTCAAAACTAAAATGTCATCAATGAACGAAAAAATGCTGTCAGATAAACAAAAGAAAATAGCATCCGCTGCACCACCTAAAGATAAAATAACAGGTGCCGATTTCGCGGCTTTACGTAAAAAATAAATTAAAGGGCTTGGATTACCAGGCCCTCTTTCGTATATTTACATCAACCAAGAAAAATAAAAGTTATGAAAATTCAAGAAGATGTAACAGTATTCCCAACACGCAAATTTTATGTAGATGTTGACGCTAAATTTACTAACTTTACTCCGAAATGTCGAGTATTACCTGTAGCATATTACGAAGATCCAACAACACATTTTGAATTGAAAAAAATATACGCACCAGGCGAAAAACGTACATTCCCAAATGGTGGATTTGAGGTGTATGGTCCTGATGGTGGTGTTTATAATTATGACTTAGATCAAGTAGTAGTACACCCATATCAATTAAAAATGATGAAATACTTTACCAAAACTGAGAATGTAGTTAAGGAAAAAGTATCTACTGGAGTACCAGGAAAGCGTGGTCGCCCATCAATTGACCCATTACTTAAAAAAACATTAACAGCGTATGTTCCAACTGGTGGTTCACGAGGTCGCAAGCCAATGGACCCAGCATTAAAAGCCATTAAAGACGCAGAAAAAACAGAACGTACTAAAAATAGCAATGGAAAGCGAGGAAGACCATCTAAAGCGAAAGTTTAATATATTTATATTAAATGAATGACGAATATCAAACTAGACAATTTTTTAACATGAAAAAATCAGAATTAAAGCAAATCATAAAGGAAGAAATACGCAAAGTATTAAATGAAAACGAACCACCTGAACCAGTAGCGTACAATAATGGATTTAACCTTTATGATACTAAAGAGGACTTTGAAAAAGCTCTTGATTATTATTGGGGCAAAGACAAAGAAGATTGGGAATTAGTTGACTATAATGAAAAGTATGGGGGTGGTGAAATTGGTGATGATATGTCGTATAGAATAGGTAACTTTATTATAGGAAGTTGGAATGTTGAACGTGAACATCCAGGAGGAGTTAATACAAATACTGGCTCTGGTGAGCAAGATTTAGTATATCCAAAACATTCTAGAAAAGACTAAACATGAAACACTCAGAACTAAAACAAATCATAAAAGAAGAAATACGTAACGTACTAAACGAATCTGACTACGATCAAGCAATGCAAAATCTAGCTAGAAAAGCAGATATTACTTTATCTAAACCAGCTGGTAGAAACAAATTTCGTACTGAAAAAGAATATACAGTAGGATATACTTGGAGAAACGGAGAAGATTATGAAGATGAAGTTGTAACTGTTAAGGCAAACACTGAAGAAGAAGCAATTGCTAAAGCAAAAGAAGACGCTCCACGTTTAGCTCAAGTAAATGGAAAATTTGAAGTAATTAAGTAAGTTTAGAGGGCCTGGCTTACCAGGCTCTTTAACGTATATTTAAGTATAATAAAAAAATAAAGGTTATGAGATTCTTAATTGGGTTACTAAAATTGTTAGAAGGTTTTATTCTATTTTACCTAGCATTTATGTTTATTAAATGGTATATAAAAGGACATTTCGGAAAGTATTTTATATTGTTTTGGGCTTGGACCATATTCTCCATTTTCTTTAACATAAGTGAAACAAAGAGATTAAACGAAAAATACGCATCCGACCCTAGATCAGGACAAGAAATTTGGACTGAAAATATGAAAAATTACGATGCAGAAAGAGGCTATTAATTAAATATATAAGTTATGGTAAAACAAGAAATCGTTACAAAAACATTCAAAAGCAATGATGGTGTAGTTAGTACTTGGTACTATGAAAAAGATCGTTTAAATTTAGGTCCATTCAAAGTCACAATTGATTATCCTAAAGAATGGACTTCACTAGAAGAGGATTTAAAAAAATCAAACAAAAAAGTATCTAAAACCCAACAAACTTGGATCAACCCAAACAATGGTAAAGAAGTAGGATATACTCGTGCAAAAGCATTGGGTTTAATTTAATAAAATAAATAAAAGTTATGAAAAAAGAAAAAGGTGTTTTTACAAAGACATGGGAAGATGCTCGTCAATTGTTAGCAGAGAAAAATTTCGAAAAAGCAGAAGAAACACTAGATCAAGGTATTTTATTGTTAATGAAAGCCTATGAAAGTGGAATTCAAGACAAAGATTTAATTGAAGGAGTTAAAAAAGAAACCTGGCACGAACGCTTTTGGGTTGCAACCCAAAACTACATTTGGCCACTAAGACATGACTATGAAGAAAACTGGAAGTGCGACTAAACGAAAGGCATTTCAATTGCCTCCCACATCTCCTCTCTATATAATAGTAGCAGATAATGGACAAGTATGGACTGGTATCAAAGGAGATGACTTAGCATTTAGTGATAACTGGAACGAAGCCAAACCACTAGAAACTGACATTCAATTTGGACATCTAAAAAGAATGACGTATCTTAAATTAGAAAAACTATTTTTATGAGTGAAAAAAGAGGAAATACAGGTAAATTAATTTACGACTTTAATGTAGCAGCACATCTAGAAGTACAAGTAGGTGAAATGTGGTGTCGTGTTACTGCTAGAGATTTTAGATCGTTTAACGGAGCAAGACGTATTTTTGACGTACCATACGAAGGTCCAATATATATGTTTGCCACAAACACTGTAATTAAAGAACCAACTAAACAAGGATTGGTGTTTGTAGATGATGTAGATCCTAATTCATTATGTAATAAAAGAGTAAGTGAAAGAAATTAAATTAAGGTTGATTGGGGAATACTGCTCATGCGGGAGAGGGGGTTAAAAGCCAAAGTAATGCCAATCGTAAAAGTAGATGTCCACTCACCCATCTTCTACTTTCCTTTATTTTAATTTGGAAAATTAAATTATTTAATTTATATTTAAAATATGACAAAAGCAGATATAGTACAAAGATTATTAGATAAACAAGAAATCACAGCAGAAGAAGCAGTAGTGTTGTTATCGTTAAATGAATTGAAATTGGAAAAAACATATCCAAATATATATAATCCAAATCCTTGGTTTGGACTATATCCTCCATCAATCAATAACCCATATACAGTTACAGCAACAAAACCATATATAAACCAAATAAATAATAAAGATGAGTAAATCAAACAGCAAGTTAAAAGTGAACACATTAAAAACATGGTTAGAAGATTTAAGAAAAAATTCTAAAACTAAAACAAACAAAAGTTATGAAAAAACATCTACCCCTACCTATTCCAAGCGATAGTGCTTGGGAAAGAAGAACATGGAAATACTATACACCAATTTGGTTTAACGAAATTGTAACAGGTATCTCAAATCTTATTAAGTGGACTCCTACTATCTATAAAGATAGAGATTGGGATAAACACTACATATTTGAAATGTTAAAGTTTAAATTGATTCAACAACGTAAAGAGTTAGTTGGAGCAAATAGACATACTGGAATAGAAGATACAAATCGATATATTACTCTTTGTTTGAATTTAATTGAACGTATTCAAGAGGAAACATACAATTTAGAATATCAGGATTTTGTTAGAGAAAGAATATGGTTCACAGATAATGGAGACGAAACATCTACTCTTAACTCAGAAATTGAATACGAAAATTTTACTGGTTACTTTTTAAAATATCAAAATCAAACAAAACGCTTAGTAGAAAAGAATCCTGAATTAGCATTAGAGGAAAACAAAATGCGTTTAGCATTACGATTAAGTGACTTAAATCAAAGCCGTTGTCAAACATTACTATTTAAAATATTAAACGAAAAAATAAACACTTGGTGGGATTAATTATGGAAAAAGATTGGGGAGTAAATGATAAATTACTCAAAACATTAGAAGAACAAGTTAAAAAGATTGTAGCCGAGGAAGCTGTAGGAAATGCTATGGATGTTTTAAGTAGATGTACTGATGAAACAATTAGAGAATTTCTACATTTTGCATTTTTAGAAAATTACAATATAGCTTGTACTTGTTTAGATTTTGCTATTGATAAAAATACAGGTAAACCAATAAAAAACTCAACATTTGGACATACTCTAAGTAAAGAAACATTAGATGAATTGTTTGAAGCACATGACCCAGAAGACTTTATAGACGAAGACTCTGAAGATTGGGAAAGAGCATCACTAATAGACTATATAGAAGAGGACACTAATGAAGAGTGTTATGGAGTATCACTAGAAGACGAGGAACTACTAATTGAATTAGAAAGTTGGGATCACACATGCAGTGATGGTTGTTGTTTTACTTATGGTGTAAATATATTTGTAAATGGTGAAAAAATTGAAGGTGAAGACGGAACTAACCCACTACAATTACTTAAAGCAGTACTAAATAAATTAGGATATACAAACATAAGAGTAGAATATAAATAAAATGGAAAAAGAAAAAACATGTGACCGCTGCCACCAACCAGTATC